TTCAACGGCAACGGCAACGGCAACGGCAACGGTGACGGCCAACCGCAACGGTAACGGCTATATTCAACGGTGACGGTAAACGGTGACGGCTAACGGCAACGGTAACGGTCAACGGCTACCTCCAACGGTAAATGTCAACGGCAACGGATGGTGTCAACGAGTATTTCTTTTGGATTTGAACGACAACAACTTGGCTATCGTCCACGAACGCTATCCCATTCAATCCATCGAGAACGGCTTTCAAAACGTTGTCCAAGTCGGGCTTCTTCGTGGGCAATTCCTCACCGCTCAACTTCGCCAATCCATGCTTGTTCGGTTGCCCCTTCGAGTTGTAGTCCGCCTTCTTCAATCCGAACAATGCCATGACTTCCACCATGATTGGCCCTGTGAGTGGCTTAGCCTCGGGGTACTTCTCTTTGAACTCGTGGGCGAACCTCGCTTCATAAGAGAGCGTTTTGGAAGGCGTGTAAATGCGCGTGTGCCCTCCGAAGGAGGTTGCCCTAGGCCTTTGCTTTCCCATCGGCTCTCCCAACACGTTAATCGTGTACTTAAATTCTTCGTTGTTCTCCATGTCACATAAACCTCTCAATAACTTTCTTGTGCGTTAAACCGAATTTTCCTTTGGTTACTTTGACTATATCAACGTTTCCCTTCTCCCCATTGTCGCGTACGTCCATACAACGATAGGAGAACACTTCCCTAATGAACTCGTAATCGCTGTCAACAATCGTTTCGACTATGCGTTCGTCTTCATCGTAAACCCGGACAATGTAATAAGGAATTGGCATTTTCATTTAGCTTATCTCCTTTTTAGCCCCTTAGATGGGTTTCTTTCAATCAATCGAACAATTTGCCAATAGAAGCGACAATTCGCTTCTATTGGCCTAGAAATGGCTTTTAAGGGCATTGTTGGCTATTCCTTCCGCTCATTGCGCATGAGTTCATCCCAAACTTCTTGGTTGAACGTGTCGATGGACTTCACCGCTTTTGTTAGGTTGCCATTGCGGATGTCGCCAATCGCACCGCTTTCCATCAATTCCCTCAAAGTCATTTTGGAAGGCTTGTTGAAGATATAAATCGGGCACTCTTTGTTGCAAGCGATTCCCATGACGAACTCCCCAACGTTGCACAATCCGATGTTATGGCTTCCGAGGTTGTCATGACCAATGTTGCCATCACCAACGTTGTAATCGCCAACGTTGTTCGAGCCGTAGTTGCCATTCCCTTTGTTTTGGCTTCCGTGGTTGCAATCTCCATGGTTGCAATCGCCTACGTTGAAGTCTCCCTCGTTCCAAGAGCCGTGGTTGCAATTCCCCCGGTTCTCCACGCCCTTGTTTAGAGCGCCCAAGTTGTTGTCTCTAGTCTTCATCGTCTTCTTCCTTGCGCTTTATTGAATCCATGTAGCGTTCCATTTCCTCATTATTGGCGAGTTCGTTTTGAATGTGGAGAATGTCGGAGGCAAGGCTTCTCAACTCATGCTCGCTTTTTTCGCAATCATCTGGCTTTTCCGTGTGAACGCAAACCACAGCCATGCCCATCTCGTTATCCCATTGGGCATAATCTGCAACGGTTTTGCCTCGGCTCTCATCGTAGAGCTTTGCGTACTCTTTTTTCAACTTTTCCAAATGCTCTTTTTCGCCTTCGACATCCAATCCACATTCGGCACTATCCGGTTCAGTGTTTTTCGTTTTTCCCATGTTTTCTTCTCCTCCTTGTAAGTAAAATTTGTTCCCATTTATAATTACGCCACATATATTGCCGAAACGAGCGTAATCAATGAGCCTATCGTATCTTCTAGACTTGTGGAAGTGGCTTACTTCCCTCAACTCTAGGTATCCATAGTCAACGTAATCATTGTTATTGCCGATTTCCTTCAAATCGTCAAATTTTTCTTTGTCAGCAGTTGGCGCTTCGCAATGGACATACCAACCTCCTAGATATGGGTCTTCATCCCAGTAATCCCATTGCATGGCTTTGAACAATTCATTTTTTCCTTTGGAAGTTACCTGCCCTTCAAAACTCAATGTGTATAATTCTTCCATTACCAATTCTCCTATTCGTCTTCCCATAGCTTCGAATCTCGCCACTCTTCGTATTTGGCATCCTCGTATGGATCTTCCCAATCTTCGAGTTGAGTTCCAAAATCTTCTTCGTCTTCGTATTCTTCGTCTAGCGATTCTTCGTCTTCGTCCAACGATTCTTCATCTTTCTTTGGCATTTTCTTGCCTCCTTTTCGATACCATTATATTAAGCCCTTAGAGCAAGTGCAGTCAATGGCTCTTTCACAGCAATTCTTTGAATATGTCCATCAGCACGTCCACAACAATGGAATCCCCGGCGCAATGGTATATGGCAGAATCGCTCATCCCGATGGAACGCATGGCTTGCTCGTCCTTGTCGCTGAACCCCATGAGCCTCATGCATTCCAATGGGGTAAGTTTGCGAAGCTTTCCCTCGGATGGAGTGGCAATGTCGATGGTCGTTTTGATTGTTTGGCTTATCCCGCTTTGCACGGTTCCGCGGTGGTATTGCATTCTCGTTCCGCAATCGATTCCATCACCTTCCTCGGCTTCTAGGTAACCCTTCTTGGTTGCATTCTTCACGAGTATCTTGCCCATGAAGAACGGGGATGTTGTGACACACGTGGACAATCCGCCATCGCTATATACGCGATTGCCGAGCGATGGCTGCTTGCCATTCACCTTGGGGTTCAGGCATTCGGTGACAACCGTCCATCCAGAATCGAACGAACCCTTGGCTTTTAACGTCCTTGCAACTCCCTTCTTCCCCGATTCTATGGAATTCTCGAAATCGCCTTTTCGGTCGAATCCCTTGGAATCTCCATATAACATCGTCTCAATGATTCTCGGGGAGAGATTGTATTTTGGATCGGGGTTTTCCTCCAAAAGGTCGCGAAGCCTCTTAACGAGCTTCCTCTTATTTGGGAAGTGGTATCCATATTCACCGAGAATGGAGACCATGAACACGCGAAGGCGGTTTTGGGGGATTCCATGGTCTTTCGCGTTCACCTTCGCCCAATAGGACGAATACCCGAGTTCCTCCAAGCGGTCCAGCCACTCGTTCCAATGCTTGAGGTTTCTGTCTCCGCAAACTCCGGGGACGTTCTCCATCAAGAGCACATCGGGCCTGCTTTCGGCTTCCTTAAGCTCACCGAGAAGCCTTTCCACTTCCCACAATAGCCCCGAGCGCGTTCCGCTTCCCTTCTCCATTCCAGCCAATTTACCTGCTTGGGAAAGGTCTTGGCATGGAAATGAATAGGTGAGGACGTAGCAATGCTCCCTATCTCCCTCTTTCTCGATGGATAAGTCGCTAGGGTGGATCTCCGAAACGTTGGGGCAATAGTCCTTGCACGCGTCCATCGCTCCGCAAAGTTCCTCCAAAGCTTTCCTACCTAATCTCTTTCTCCCGTCCTCCGAGAGTGGCTGATTGTAATCGCTCGACACGCCATTCGTCCTATTGAGTAGATCTTCCATTGTGGCTTCCGCCCATCTTCCGGTTTCTCCCCTCCACCCCTTGTGGATTGCGGCATAAGCCCTTATGGATGGTATCGCCCACTCGCATAGCCTCCACCGCTCGAAATTCGCACCGAGTTTTTCCAAAGCTTTCGCCTGCGAACCAATACCACCGAATAGTTCGATTAGGCGGATGGGCTTGTTGATTTTGTATTCTCTTCTGCTTTGAGCAAACAGATTCAATTGCTCGTTCATTTCAATTTCTCCTTTAAATAAGTCCTGCGAATATCATTACGAAGAACGCAAGGGAAACGGGGCATTCTATCAATGCGATTATCCCGATGATTGGGTTAGCCCGTGGACCGAAGTCCGCGCTTCCGATAAGTATTCCGCTTGCGGTTGCGCATATCCACATATTGCCTTTCGCTAGAGACCAATCGTGGGTCAATACCGCGGTGACGATGAGCGCTGGGCTTACCAAGAGCGCAAGAACATAGAGCACCACGCAAAACACGAAGAACGCCCTTTGCTCCGAATCATCAATGCTCTCTATGCGCACTTTCTTCCGCGTTTCTTGCACTTCCGAAGGGGTCATGGTTCTCCAATGGTGCTTCTTCTTCCAACGATCCACGAATGGGTGGTAGTCAACCCATGATGGGTAGAACACGTACAAGCCATCGAATGCCCTCTCATCAATGAGGATTGCTTTGTAGACTTGAAACCCTCCTCCGGTTATGGGGCACTTGATGTATATCCCCTCTTTCTCTTGGTTTGGGAATACCTTGCAACCATCAACGTTCAATCCGAACGCTTTTACGTAGTCCTCTCTGGTTCGGAGAATCCTTTTGCTCCTCAATACGCGGACTTCCTCGCCAAACCGGTTCAATCCATCTTCCATAGGTCATTCCTCGTCTTTTTATCAATCTCCTTCTAACTCCTCAATTCTCTCTTGAATTTTATTCCGGATGATGTCGGAATACATCTTCTCGATTTCTTCTTTCGAGAAGCAAGGATAATCATTGTATGCGCTCTTGGATGTGTAATCGTATCCGAATTTGTCTACGATTTTTCCCGGTTCCATGTCGAGCGCGTTATCGCATTCCTCCTTCGTGAGTTTTCCGATTGAGTATCCCTTCACGTTCTCTGCTAGGAAATCATGCAATAGACGATTGCAATTGCGGAGCAAGGATCCAAGTCTCTCGTTCTCCCTGATGATGGTGGTGTATTCTTCCAATGCCATTTCAACTTTGCTTTCCATATTTATTTCTCCTTATTGTTTATTTTTTACCGTATATGAACCCTCTATCGTTCCATCATTCATGATGAATATCTTTTCGATTTTATAACCAGTTAAGCAATCAACGATTTTGGAAATTGTTTCCTTCTTTTCCTTTTTCGATTTCACGTAATCGCAACCATCCATAAACCAATAGTAAATAAGAGGCTCAACCGAAATGTTGCTTAACTTTTTTACGATTTCTTCGCTGAACTCCTTTATCTCGTTGTTTTGGATGTAGTAGAAGTCCTCTCCGCACGGATAATCGTAAAGTTCAATCAATAGGTTCATTTTCCTTTGCTCCTTTTAATGCTTCCATGTGTAATACCACAATATCGTTGCCACAACCACCACCGCCAAGGTAAGACCTGCGATCGTCCAGACGATTTTCATTTCTTCCATAGGCGCAACTCCTTTGTGGTGTAATATCGACCTACTTCGAGTTTTTTATACATAACTCCTTTTGGGAATGGCGGAAGTTCTATCCTGCTCCTCTCGGTTTCAATTACTAGAGCAACCCCATTGTGTTCCACATCGAGACGTGGCGCTAGGTATATCATGCTTACTACACCTTTGAATGGTGCTAGAACGTTTCTAAGGTACTTCCTCTCCGCTTTGTCCAAGAGTGGTTCTTTCTTTAGGTTTCCCTCTTTGAGCAAACGCTTGTTGTGCTTCTTGGCGATTTTGTTCCAACCGCCAACCGACAAAGCGCTTTTGTGCTCCACCGACTTGCTCATGCGGTAGGTGACGATAACCTTGTCCTTCTTATCTCCTTTGAGAATGGGCCACTTGTTTTCATCGTTGAAGCCATTCACCTCGATTTCGGTTTTCTTCATTGGTTCTCCTTATAGCCACATTCGTGCCAGATGATTTTCCACTTGTTGTCATCCGTCCATTCGTATATGGTTGATGACACATTCGACTTCTCGCTGATTTCCAGCATTTTGTCTCTTGCGTGGATGATTGCGGTGTCCTTGTCATGAAACACCTTTGTGAGGGAATCCTCGTAGGTGATTTTGACGATGTAGCGCCTATTCCCTTTGTTGGGGTTCACTTGGTAGGAATCCATTAGAACTCCTCCCCAAAGCCCATCGTGGATAGGATGTCCACCATGTCGCATTGAGCTTGCTCCATGATTTCCCTAATGCGGTTGAGTTGGAGTTCACCGGCGCTCATCAATTTAAACGATTCCACATCGAATTTAATGTCCTTCGCGGTAATGGGGTCTCCATAGATGTTGCAAAGGGAATCGTCAATCGTGTACCAATAGAACATAACGCTACCAACGATTTCACCGTCCAATTCGTAGTCCTTGTAAGCGTAGTTCATCACTCCGCCATTGCTCGAAAAAACTTCGTAGCCAGTTTCTTTAAGCGCTTTTAAGGTATTAAGCGTAACCAGTCTTTTTTTGTTCATTCCTTGAACCTCCGTAGCTTCATTATACTAGCCCCTAGAACGATTGCAATAACATTTTTAAAAAATAAAAAAGAGGGCCGAAGCCCCCAACGAGTATCTCTCTCGTCACCTGCGTTTATAATAATCAACCAACGTTTCGATGGCAACCATAATCCAATGGGTCAATATGCCAATGCAAAGCCAGAAAGAGCAACTCATTAGCACTAATGCCACTATTTGAAGCGCACCTTGTTGCGTGAGCGTTATCGATAGGCAAGACAAGCACAATAGAGCCGACAAGAAGAATGATACAATCGTCATTGATTATTCCTTCTTAAACTCTCCAAGCGCTCTAGGTTTAATAATTTCTTCGTAATACTTCTCCTTCTTTGTTTGCTCTTTTTCTTTCTCATTCTCTTCTGCCATTTCATTCAAGATTCTAATGCACGTTTTTATGTATGCACGGATATTCATATAGTCCGTATCAAGGAACATATAATGCGCACTTTCCATTCTTTTGTACTCGTGCTCATCATAAAACCTTTCGTCAATTTCTTCCCATTCCTCTTTTCGGTGGTTTTTACTTGCTATAGCTTGGCTTAATAGCCTTATCAATTCTCGCAAATCATTCAAATAGGATTCATTCTTTTTCATCATGTTGTGTCGCTCGATTCCCTTTTTGTCGATATATACCTCATGCTTCTCTACTTTATATCCATCGTAGTTATAAACCAAAATAGGCCTTATCCTCTTTGGATATTTTAAGCCAGGAATTAAAGAATATTTATCTTCAAAGTTCATACCATAATCTCCCGTAGCGCGTTTAGCGACCTCGATTGCCCCAGAATAACCGTTCTAGGCTCTTTGAGCGCGTTCGTGGGCAATAATTCCACCAATGGTCCATTTAAGCGCGTAGAAGGGCTTTTAATGGTTTTCCAAGCCGTTCCTCCATCGTCTCGTACAACTTCCAACACGTTGAATTGCGTGTAATCGTCTCGAATGGTATCGACCGTGCACAAAGCCACGAATGCTCCTCCCATGGACTTTTGCTTCACGGTTTGAGCATGGGCAATCAAGAAGTAGCGCCCGGCTGTGCTGTCGAACATGGTCTTTCCCGATAGCGCAATCCGATGGAACTCCCTTAGCACGGCCTATCCCTCTTAACCTTTGGGTCTTTTTGCTCAAGGATCTTAATTCGCTTATTGCCAACTATGTGGTAATGAATTGGCCACTTGGGAGGAATCCCGTGCCCTTTGAACGAAACCGTGCCCAAAGGGAATAGGAGAATCGTCTTTGGGGTCATTTGGATGATTTCCGCATCATAGACCACGTAGCCGGACATGGGGCTTTTTGGACTCGTGCCCATGGACATTCGCACCGCAATCTTGATATATGGGCTTGTGAGGTCTTTTGGGTCAATGGAATGAAGGGATTCGAACTCATCATAAGCTTCTTGCTCGATCCCTTCCCTTTTCGCTCTATCAAATCCCATAAGCATCGAACCCCAATAAATCTTTGAGAGCTTTGCGCAAAGGGCCGCTCATTTTGAAAACGCTTTTGTCCCCATGTTCCAAATGGGTATAGTGGGAAATGGAAACACCAACGGCCTCCGCAACTTGCTCTTGGGTCATTCCCTTTTTTCTCCGGGCTTCGGCCAAAGCCTTTCCACCAAGTTTGTTTTTTTCTTGTAATCCGATCATATTATCACCTCGCTTTTTTTAGAATGGCAAATCATCTTCCGACAATTCCTCAATGGCTTGCGAGCGCATATTCGGAATGGTTCTCTCTTGCGGTTGCATGGGTGCTCTGGAAACGAATTGCGCGGTCTCAATTGCTGGAGCGTATGAGAGCGGTTGTTGTTCCTGCGGTTGCGGTTGAGCCTCACCTTTTGGTTGAGCGTGGCATAGGCACTCGACCCTATCCGCGTAGACCTTCACCCCCAAGCGCTTCGAGCCGTCCTTGCCTTGGTATGGGTGAACCGACAATCGACCGTCCACAAGGATTAAATCGCCCGTCTTAAGGTACTTAATGCAATAGTCACCTGTAGTTCCCATCGCGGTGCAATCGAGAAACATCGTCTCTTCCGCACCGTCTTTCGTCTTGTAGGATTGGGCGACCGTGAACGCCACCCACCTATTTTGATTACCTGCCATTTCCGGCGCTTTGGTCAATCGACCTTCGTAAATAACTTTGTTATACATTTAATATATACCTCTTATACATTTGGATAACCCGACTTACTCTTTTATGCAAATCGGGTTATCTTTTTCAATAACTTTTCCTTTAGAAGGGCATTTCGTCCTCCGTGATAAACTTGTTCGGCTGCTCGGATTGCTTAGGATCGGCAGGCTTTTGCGCTTCGTAGGAAGCCTCGTAAAGCCCTTGTTGAGTGGGTTTCGGTTGATAGGCGCTCTTGATTTCCTTAAGAAGTGTAATCGCCTTGTTTGCGTTCTCAAGCGATTCCAATGGGTTGTAATTGTATTTGGATTGGAAGTCGGTGGCGGTCAATCCGCGCTCGCTTAACAACCGATTGAGGAACGCTAGTTGCTTGTCCGTTGGCTTGCCGTATGCGTGGCTAGATGGTCTAACCGCATAGCCTGCGTTTGCCGTGTATGGGTTCGGCTCTTTGGCTTCCGCTTCCTCGAACTTCGTTCCCTTGGGCGCTTCCAACTTGCCCTCGTAAATGTAGAGACCGACACCGAAGCGAGCCACGCATTTGGTGAGACCGCGCTGGATGGAATCGTTGATGTCTCTTCCATCGATTTTGTCCATTGGCATTGAATCGTTTCTATTGTCCATGATGGGGAAGGTTTCAACGCGCTCGACACCTAAGGCCGATACCGCGCATTTGACGAATCCGAACCCGTTCACGTTCCACACTGGATTACCAAGAGCGTCCTCGATGACACGGAAGTTCGCGTCCGGGTAGATCTCAAGCATTACTCTCCAAGCGACTGCCCAATTCAAGTAGGCGAGTTGCACGCTTACAGTTTTACCGCTTTTTGTGTTGTATTTGATTTCCTTCCAATCAACGTCCTCTGGTTTGGCTCTCCAAGCGCTTGCTTTGGCGAACTTCTCTGCTAGCAAATCCAAATATTCTTTATCCATTGTACAAATTCTCCTTTTTAGTCTTTTAACGTCCAATCGATTTTTAGGCTTTGAGCGTATTGCCGTAATTGAAGCAATGCGTTGCGAGAGCCTTTGAGTTCCACGCTGGCGGTTGTCTTTTGAGCCAACTCCAACGCGTTCTCGATGTAGCGGTGAATCGTCTCTTTTGAAGCCGATTGCGGAATCTCCAAGTAGATGGAATCGAAGTTCGGTATTTCCGCGTATGGCATTTCCCCGTTCTCGTTCGGTGTGATGAGCGAATCGTAGTAGCACTTGGCTTCCTTGTATCGCTTCGCTTTCTTCACCTCCAAGATTTTTGCGGAGAAGTCCTTGTTTTCGAGTTCAAGTGGCTTGATGGCTTCCAGAACCTTTTGCTCCACCGCGGTGAATGGCTCTAGAAACGCTTCCTTGGCTTCCTTAAGGGAATCTTTCGTTCCCTTGATGAATTTGTTGGCTTGAGTTCTCAAGTCCTCCAACGAGGTCGCGTTGTCCTCGGTGATGGCAAGGGCATTGAGGTGTCCTGCCATTTCCAACGCCTTGTCCGAGATGGCTTGCAAGTCCACTTGGGGCAATTGGTTTTCAATCGTCTTGATTAGTTCCATTTTAGAACCTCCTTCCCAATAACTATACTAGCCCTTTGGACTAGTTGCAAGGGCTATTTTCCAAGTTTTCCACAAATGAATCGACAAAGCGTTTGGCAAGCAATTCGCCTTGTTCGGCATTGTCCGCCATAATCCCTTGCCCGTCCTTCTTAATCTTCTTGGTGATACAAGAGACTTTCACCAAGGCTTTCATGGCTTTGTCCTTGAGCGTTTTGCGGTAGGCAAGCGTTTCCTCCACGTTTCCCATGTGGTACGTGAAGTTGTCGATGATGATTACCTTGTCCGCGCCCCAATCGCAATTGATGGCGGTTACATCGCTCCAGATTTGGAAGCATTTGTCATGCACCTTTGGATTGTCGGAGTAATTGTAACCGTCCGAATAGCTTGCTTTCGGGTAGTTCGACACGATTTCCTCTTGGGTGGTTACCTTTCCCTCCAAAGAGTTCTTCAAGATGAGGTTGTAGGTCGCTAATTGTCTATTTGTCATGGTTCTATTTCCTCCTTAATAGAATTTGATTTCGGAATTTCGTAGTCGCTTCTTCACTTGCGATTCATCGTATGGTAATGGATCGGCGCATTGTTGATAGTGCTTGATTTCCTTGTAACTCATGGGAACTAGGAAGAGCCTAGGATTCATCGTCTCACGATGGCTAGCGATAAAGTCCAAGATTTCCTCTCCGGTGCACCGTTTCTTCCACGCTTCGCTCAAATGGGTTGTGAACCTAGGCCTTCTCCATAAAGCTTCGGCTTGTTGCATTAGGAATCCGCTCTTGGACGGTATATGCATATCGACAACGTAAATCACCCAAAGACAAGTCAATCCATCGTATTCTGGCTTGAATCCGTAGCCCTTGTCGAACAATGGATTCAAGTAACCTTTTCGCTCTCCCCGGTTCATCGTCCTCTTTTGAGGGAGGGAAGCGGTAGGCTCGTACAATTTCTTTTGCGGCTCGATTGGAAGGGAAGCTTCCCCCGTCTCCAAAGACCTCTTTTTAGCATCTTCCAATGCTTTCTTTTCTTCTTCGGTTTTCATTTTATTTCTTATTCACCCTTTATATTCGTAAGTTCCGGTCTCCTCGTTAAAGCGAAATTTGTTGGAATTTCCCCATAATTTGAACGAGAGTTCATAGGCCTCTTTTGATTTAATCTCGAATTTCTTGGATGATACGCATATCCCATTTCGATATTCGGCTCTTCCAGTGACGTATCCATTGTCCTCGTCCGCCCATTCATGCTCGAACGAGACCTCTTTGTGCATTTCCGCAAGTTTTTGAATAACGGGAGTAGGAGGTGTCCAAGCGGTTAGGAACTCAATAGTGTCTCCATCGACTTTCGTTTCTCCAGCGTTCCATTTAGTTCCCCAACGATGGGTTGCGAACTCGTACCAAGTTGAATACCCGTATTTTTCTATATTCTCAAACGCGCGTTTTCCAAGTTCGATAATGTCTTCCAATTTCCCTTCATATCTCTTTTTCAATTCTTTGACTTCGAGTTCATCGAATATTTCGTCCGGAGAAGAGATAGAAGCGAGGTATAACTCAATTCCGTCTCTCGTCATAGGACCACTTTCTATCATCAAATCACTGGGCATTCTTTCAATGGTGTTGAAGTCAAAGTCACCTTCGTTGTCTAGGTGATTTTGTATTATCGCTTTGGCGTTCTTTCCTTTTATGATCAATCTATTCTTGATGAAATTCGGCATCTTGTTTCTCCTTATAGGTAGTTCTCGTCAAAACCACTGTCGATGTACTGCTTCGCGGTCGATAGGGTCAGCGCTTCGTTCTTCCATTTTCCTTTTTTGTAGATTTCGTACACGAAGTTGAGGCGAGGGTTGTCCTCGCCCAAATCTTCGTGGCGCTTGATGATTTCGCAATCGTGGTATTTCATGATTAGTTCTCCTTTATTAGTTTGCTGAAATTGCGTTCGACAACTTCATGATTTGATTGTTTTGACGAGCCAAGTCTTTTAGCGTTATCTACGTCAATAGTTTCGTGTCCGCAATAGTGTTGCCAACAATAATACCTAATGAGGGTTGTTGCTTCGCTCTCGTTGCACGCAACCGCTCCAATCGTTTTTCTCTTCAAACCTTTAATGTCCACGATGGAAGCGAATACGTAAGTAGGCTTCCCTTTAAGTCTTTCGTTGAGCATTGCAACCTTATCGTCATAGGTTGTGGTTTTCTCCATTGAATAGAATTTCATTTTTAGTTCCTCCTTAAGAACTTGACTATATTATATAACTAGCCCTTGGAGATTGTCTATATATATTTTTAAAAAAAGTTTAGCCAACGTTTTTTACGCATTGGCTAACCATTCGTTAAGCGTTCGTAACGTAAGCGGATTTCGCAAACGTATTTATTTCATCGCCATAGATTTCATAAATGGCAATGGCATATTCATATCGGTTTTCCGAATCTTGTCTTTCAAGTTCGCTCTTAACCGCTTCTGCTCCATTTATAGCGTCATGGAGAGTTTCGTAGAACTTAATGTTCGCACGATATACTTCGCCAGTTTTGGCGATGGTTTTGACTGTTCCGCCATAGAACTTGACGGTCTTTTCTCCTTTTTGGAATTTTTCATCCATGAATTTTTCTAAATCTTTAATCATTTTTGATTCTCCTTTTTTTAATTTGATTATTTCACGATAATCGCGCTGAAGTTGCCAGCGAGAACATATTTCGTGACGTCTTTGTTATAGATTTCGGCATTATGCTGAAATTCGCAAACACGTCCGTAGATGGGGCTTCCACCAACACAGGGGCAAATAGATACCATGCTGTTGGTTGGCATTTTTTTAAGAATGTCCTTAACTTTTGCTTTTTCTCCTTTCTTAATCAAGTATGTTTTGTGCCACATTTTTTTGTTCCTCCTTTGATGTGAACACACATATTATAGTCTATCTCCTAGGGCTTGTCAAATAGTAAAGTGAAAAAAGTTTGAAAAATAAAAAGCGCCCATGTTGAGCGCTATTTCATTTCGATTCCCAAGGCTTCGTTTTCGGGAATAACCACATTCTTTATGGCTTCCTCCCTCGCCTTTTCCTCGGCTTCGTATTGGGCCTTGGCGAGTTCCTCGTATGTCTTTGGAACGAACTCTTGCTTATCAATGCAAGATTGGAAGCCACGAAGAATCTCAGTCTTGTTCTCCAACACTTGCGCGCGGATTTTAACGTCAATCACGCTCGTTGCCCAGCCTGAGCAAAAGGAGGTTACGAACGCGGTCAAACGGGCTATGAGGTTCAACCATGCTTGCGCATTGTTTCCCGACATGAACTCTCGCACGGTCATGGTGCTCCATAGGAACGAGATGAAGAGGGAAGCGACAATCTTCAAAGCCCTATTCACGCCTTTGTTGATTTTGATTTCCTTCGCGAATGCTTTCGGTTGCTCCAATATGTCGCGGTTGCTCGCCTTGCCGTGCGCGGATAGGTAATACACGTAGGAAGGCGCTTCGAGTTTGAGAGAGCCGTCAAACACGTATTTCAAGACCTTCGCTTGGCGCTCGGTCACCTTCTTGATTATCGTTCCATCGTCTTTGCGTATGGATTGGACTTCGAGCATGGGGATTTCCCCTTCTTCCAGATGGTCAACGATTGCGTGCGCCCATTCCTCATCGAACCCCTCGTCCACCAAGAAGTTGATTTTCTTAATGTAGGCTCTCTTCTCTTTGTACCATTGGTAGAATTGGGGGAAATATATTTCAATCGGCTCAATCGATCGCCTAATCGCCATGTATTCGCCCAAGTTCGTTTGGTAGATTCCTCCGACTTTCTCTAGTTGCCTATCCTCACCAACGCTTTCGCCCATCACAAGGCCGAACACCATGATTCCGACTAGGATGAGGGAGTTGCAAATGTATTCCTTGAGATTGAGCTTCCCGGTATCGAAGGTGATGTTCGCCACCGTCATGAACACGATGAGCGCAATGCCCATCACGATGGTGAAACCCTTCATGGCTTTCTTGAGGTTGAAACTCTTTTTGAGATTGTCTTTCGTCATATATCAACGCTCCTATCCACCCACCAAAGGATGAAAGCCCCCATGCCGTACAAACCAAGCGCAACGTAGGCAATGATTGCGTAATCGCTCGTGAACCACTTTAAGACGGCTCCCCACCCATCGAGAAGCCCGTAGCCCACAACGAAGCAAGCAAGGCCGAATATTAGGAAGCAACCCGTTGCTAGGTACGCTATCCACTTTTTCTTTTTGCTTTCCATATTGGCTATGATAGCCCCTAGGCTTTACCGTTGCAAGTTTTAGCCCATTTGGTTTCCCCTAGGACAAAAGACCTCTCCCTTAATGGTTTTCTAGGGGAAAGAAAAAAGAGAACGAAAAGACGGTTCTCTTAAGAATCTTTTAAGAATAAGTTAGAGTGTTTAAGTGAACAATACTTACTCATATATGCAATTGCTTACTATGAACGCAATTAAAAAAGAAATCCGTTACTTTCTTTAATCGTGCGCGAAAAAAGCCGTATCCTTTCCAATTCATGAGCAGGAGCAGAGTTGCCACTATCGTGGCAAAATGCGAACTCGCACGGAAAAAAGAATTTTCTAACGGACTTTTATGTGGTAGTTTTCCACTTTTCCACAAAAGTTTTCCACTTTTCCACATTGAATTAAAAAGTTTTCCACAATAACCAAAAGTTTTCCACATTTGCCAAAATCGTCTCTAGGGGGGGCATAGAGAAGTTTTTCCTCCCTTGGATTTTCTGGGAATCCCTTTCGATTTACGGAGGTTGTTTTTAGGGGCGGTAGCGTTCTTCCGAATGGAATAGACCGCCATTGGTTGAGCGCAAATGCCCCAGAAAGCGTTTTAACGGACCGTTGAAGCGTTTCGTGGCTTCGATGGACAAATTGCACGTCCAAAAGAAAAAGAGGGCTTAAATCGCCCTCTAGAAGGTTTTAGTCCACGGGGTGGTAGGATTGCTCTTGGAACTCCTCTTGGACTTTCTTTTGAATATCGTCTTTGACTTTATCCTTGATGGTGTCTTTCGTCACCTCTTTGATGGCTTCGTCATAGAGGTCGGCTTTTTCCTTCATGTTTTGGGAAGCAACGTTCAATCCAAGCGCCCCGAAGATTCCGAGAGCACCGCAAATCATAATCATCGCGATGTCGCCCAAAATGGACGAGAGCATGAAGAACACGAACCCAACGGCAAGCCACCCAAGGCCGAGAGTGAGCAAGCCAGAAGTCTTGGGGTTATCATCGTCCTTCTTCTTGCCAATTAACCAAATCGTCATGCCCATGAGCGCCATGGCGATAGTTCCTCCCGTGCCAACTTTCCATCCTTCGGGGTTGTAGACGAAGTACTCATCGAAGTTCACCGCCCCGATAACGATATAAGGGGCGAAGATGGAGATGAACTCGCTTCCGAAGAGGGTGTACTGCAAAGCGCGGTACTTCCTCTTCTCTTGGCTAGCCGATAATGGCTTCTTCGGCTTTTTCTGCTTCTTTTCCATTATCGGTCGCCTCCTCTTCAACGTGTTCTTCATTGGGCTTCTCGGCTTCCTTCAAAGCGTTCTTCACGTTCTTGTTCCGCGAGTTCGCGCAAACGATTTCGAGGGCGCTTCTTAGGTGTTGCATATCCTCTTGGCTCTCCGCGAGTTGCTTTTTGAGCGCTTCGTTCTCGGCTCGGTACTCGTCAAGGGCTTTCCCGGTGTCGGCTTTGGTTTGCTCAAAGGCCTCGTTCATCTTCTTCAAGGCTTTCTTGCCAACGGAAGTGGTGGTGAGGAAGCGCCAAAGGAAGATGATTACCGCGATGAGAGAGAATCCAACGATTGGAAGGGGCTGGTTCATCCACTCCCAAGCCTTTTGAATCCAATCGGCAACGGGTTGGACGGACGGGGGGATGGCAATTCCCTCGGAGGAGGAAACGGCTTCACCCACGGAACTCACCTCGGACGAGATTTCGCTCGTGATTTCCGAAGTTAATTCGCTAGAAATGGTTGAGATTGCTTCTAATAGCATAATCAATCCTCCTTAAGCGCGTTATAAGGCACTAGGAACTCTTCGGGCATTGCGGTTGGGTCAATGCCCCATCCCGTGCCGAAAGCCGTCTCAAAGGCCTCGTATTGCTCTTCCGTCATGGTAACCTTTCCGTTGGCCAAAGCATTCTCGAGCCATAAACGGGAAATCCAAGCGGATTGGGCATTGTGGCGGAGTTTGGATTCGTTCTCCTTTTGGAGGGCCTTTTGCTCGGCTTGCCTCAAACGATCATCGCGCTTTTTGGCATTTCCTGCGCATAGGGCTTTGAACGGCTCTACGCTATCGTCTCGGAACTCTCGAACGTCCGTCAATTTGACGGGGTTTCCGAGTTCATCGTATTCGACTATCGCTCTTTTCATTTTCCATCACCTCATTTCGGCAAGCGCACGGAATCGTCAATCCTCAATCCAACGAATTGGTCTAGGTTGATGGCTACCAATGCCAATGGGCTGCTCTTGTCGCCTTTCCAATACGCGATGTTGTCGGTGTTTATTCCCCCACCGGTCAAATCCAGGTACTTCGTGTCCTTCACCTCGCCATTTACTATCACCTTCCCGTGGAGTTCGATGCCTTCTCCACCGAATAGCTTAACGAGTTTTTCGTAGGTGGTGACTGGCTCGTTCGAGGAGTTGTACCCCGTGAAGATTGCGTTCAGCATACCTTCGCACGATAGGTTCACAACGTGCTTGTATCGTGCAGTGGAATCGGGTGTCAAATACAATTCATTCTCGTTCGGGGTGGCGATTGCGTCATATTGCTCTTGGGTCAGATAGTTTATCACCAAGTTATTCAATTTAGTGTCGGTCGGCATTTTCCTTCTCCTCCTGTTCTTTGAGCAATTTGTTGTATTCTTCCATCGTGATTTCCCCGAAGTCGCTCGGCTTCGAGAACTTCCCCAAGAAGATTTCGTGGTCGGAGATCAATTCCCCGTCCTTCGATTTCAGGGCATAGCCCTTTTTGGGGGAAAGCCCCCTCGTCTTTTCGTTGTAAATCATGCGAGTGTCCATCCTTTGTTCGTGGCTATAGCCTTGTCCTCGTCCGTGAGTTTCGCGAGGTTCGTAGAACCCATTGTTAGTTTCTTGCTTCCGCTCGTTTGGGCTTTGAGGTTGCCGATGATTTCTAGCAGGGAATCGCGGGTGAATTTCGTTGAGTGGTGAATGTCGAGATTAGCGTTTATGTTAATCATGTGTATTTCTTCGAGGTTATTACAATTAGAGAACATGGAACCCATGTTCGTCACGTTCGATGTGTCGAATTGCGGAACGTTGGTTAGTTTTGAGCAATAATTGAACATGTAATTCATATCCGTCACGTTCGATGTGTCTAATTGCGGAACGGTGTTGAGGTTGGAGCAAGAGGAGAACATGTAATTCATTTCCGTCACGTTCGATGTGTCGAATTGCGGAACGGTGGTGAGGCTGGAGCAAGAGTAGAACATGTAATTCATATCCGTCACGTTCGCGGTGTCTCCAAATTGCCAACAACCCTCAAAACTCGTAGCCGTGCTCCCTCGGCACTTCCCACCAGCATCGAAGAAAGCCTTCATCGAGGGCACTTGCTTCTCAACGGTGTTCGTCACCGCTACTTTTTTATTGCCTAAGTACATCGCCATAATCACCACCTCCTGATGGTCACGGAAGTGCCAGCTTCCGATAGGTCGCTCCATTCAAACGCGCCAGATTTGCTCGTAAGCACCTTTGGGGTAGACGCGTTGTTGATGGTTTCTGGTGCGTAGTAGGACTTCCTGCTGTATTCGTCTTCTCCGATTACCGCTTTCCCGTTTATCGTATCGAAGTAGAAGAAAGCGTATGAACCAAGAGGCCCATCAACTCCGAACCTCAAAACGTTGTCATTTGCCATTCCCGTTGGATTGAACTCAACTCCAGACAGGAATGACGATGGAATTTGCAAAAACTTGAGTTCGTTTTCCGCTGTTAAGTCTTGGGCAAAAATCGCAAATATCGCGTTTACATTTCTAACGCGAACGTTCGCGGAAAGTCCATAATAGATACCTTCGCCATACTTAACCTTGGAAGCGTAAAATTTAAACAAGGAAGTTCCGTTATGCAACAATACAATGGTGGAAACGCCATCGGCCATTATCGCGATTGCCTGCTCTTGCGTAAAAGCGATTTTATTTTGTCTCAAACTTTCGAATTGCGCTTCCGTCAATTCGATTTTAACTACCGATTTGTATTCCTTATCACCATAGGCTTTCGTGATGAGTTCATCTTCTTTGACTTCCTCTCCATCCGCCAAGTTCGTTTGGTTTCTTCCGCGGAGGATACCAAATCCACTGGTAAGAAGAACTTGGTCATTCTTGTATGGTGTTATAGTTGCTTGGAAAGCAACTTGGTCACTATACGGGCCTCTAACAGCGTATATATAAGTTCCACCATCGGTAGAAGTCTTTTTGTCTAGTTTGCCTGATTGCAAAGCAGTGATGTTGTCCGCGTTCCTCTTGCCCTTATCGCCTGCGTAAGCGGTCTCTGAGGTCTCGCCAAGCGCTAGGGAAGAGCCGATTTCAACGTAGACCGTTCCTCCCCAACGATATGTTTTGTTCGTGTCCAACGCAATGTAGATTTTGTTCACTTCGCCCTTGGCTGGGAATCTATCGAAGGAAGCAAATTCCAAAACGTCCGACACATAGGAGGGGAGTTGGGAAGTGGGGATTTTTCCGTTTGCGTCAAGAGTTGCGACACCGTTTGCAATTCCCTTGTGGGCGCTTGAAAGGAAATAATTAATGTCTCGGTAAATGTCTGGTTTGTTAATATCGGCCCAAAATATCCTTTTGCCGTTCAGAAAAGGAGGAGCAACATAGAATGGGCTTATGGTAGCCCCATATCCTTTAGGAGTTGATTCCAACACTATTTTCGGGTCGTCATATTGCGATGTGTCACCTGCGCTTGAATAAAGCGTTAGTGTAGTTCCGTTCGCGCTTCCCTCGTACATAGGGTTTCCGTTTAATTTCATCATCGGGAGGATTTTATCCCCGAAAACCTCAGCATAAGACTTTGAAGCGGTCGCATTGATTTTGAAGTCTACGTTTCCTGCTTCGGTCTCGTCTGTCCACGTGAAAGTTCCCGTTCCTTGGGCATTGTGCTTTCTAAGGAATTTGTCCACCGCCAAGCCATCGAGCGAAACCCCTTCGAGTTTGTCTCCGACTTTTTGGAACACGGAACTCGTCTCGCTATCCGCGGTTTCCTTCGCGATAATCATTTGCCCATTTGATAGGTTTAGCAAGTCCTCGGTCGCTTCCGCGAGCGTATCGTAGGAGCGCATATTCGAGCGAGCGTATTGGAGTTGGTAATCCGCCATCATCGCCCGAAGAGCTTCGTATTGGTCTTGGGTGATTGGGTCTCCTCCCCTCCCCGTGGTTTCGTTCACGTAAAGCGTTACTGGGTAGGTGAAGAGCGTGGTCTTGTCCGAGTTGAAAACTTGGATGGAAAGCGCCACGTCTCCTTGGTATTCCGTGACCACCGCGGATAAGGTGATTCGATACCCCTCATAGACCCCCGTGGAGGTCTTGATTTTGTTGGTGAAAGCGCCCGTTAGGGAAACAACTTCGTTGTTTGGCAATTTGAAGTTCCCATCTGCCGTGTATTCGTCCACGCTTTTGCCAACGATGGAAATATCAATGAAATTGACACCATCCGAGTGTTGGTTTATGTAGTCCGTCAACTGGCTTTCGGAAACCGAGCCGTCTTTATTGAAGATAATGTACATATTCTTACCTCACTTTCCTATTGTATGCGTTCGGAATCGATTTTGAAATGCAAACATGGAACAACCGCTTCGTGAGACAACAAATTACCCCAATTGCACGCAACCAAGATATTCTGGTTCTCGTCCGCGATGGCGAATGAGGTGAACACTGGCGGAACTCCTTGCATTGCCAAATCCGACAACTTGAACTCGATAACAACGTCCTTCGACTTCCCATCGTCAGCCAAATCGCTTTCCCGATAGGAGATGTCGAGTGGAGAGGGAATCCTATTCCCCTTGGCTTTTGTGTCCATCGGGGTGTACTTATGGGAATCTCCGCCACCGAACCACACAAAGCACTTGTGTGTGGGTTTTTGTTCCTTAAACATATCCATGAAGGTTTTTCCAAAGAAAACCTCTTTATCGCCATGAAAACGGCTCAAAAGGGCAATCTCGTAATTGAGCGCGAATATCTCGTTCGGCATTTTGCGGAATTTGAGGTCTTTGAGCGTTCCGACTTTGGTGGTGTTGCGGTCATAGACAATCGGGAACTCATGCGAGAATGTTGCTTTGTCTCCCATCACGTAGTCGATAGAAACCGTGTCCGCGTAACCTTCGGAATCCGCGCATTTAACGTCTTTTCCGAAGTATTGCATTGTGCCCGTGATGGTTTGAAGCCCCTTCCACCACTTGTCATTCTCGCTATCCGACTTCACTTCCATGCGGATTCCAGCGGAAATCGGGTTATCAAAAGCGGTCTCGAAGCAAATGCAATTCCCAGCACCATAGACGGCTAGTGGAATGTAAATGTCGCGAACTCCGCTCGTGGATGGTTCTAGGTAATAACGAGCGAAATCCACGTTCTTAGGTTCTCCCAAATAGGCGCTTCCGAATCCCTTCATCATGATTCCGCCCAATGCAAGACCAGTGAACGGTGTTTTATTTTCCTCGTTGAAGCCACTATCGGCTTTGGTTGAAAGAGATGGGTAGAAAGTCGCGTAGTTCATGACGATTGCTTCGCATTTCTCCACGATGGATTCCGAAATGTTCGAGAAGCGCTTGTTTTGGTCTAGAGCGATTCTTTGGGAAAGACCGTTGAAGTCACGGGTGAACTCAATCGTTCCCTTGATGATTCCATCCCCGATGGTTTGGTAGTCGCATTTGTTCGCCACCCACGTGTGCCCGAACCTCTCGGTTGTTTGCCCTTTGAGGATTCGGTTATCCCACGTGCTCATCACTTGGTTGCAAGTCATGGTTGGAACTCCCGTCCGCATGGAAATTCCAAGCATATTCACGCCCAACTTGCCCAAGTCGATGGAAGCTCCACTTGCGGAAACGTTCATTTCCCCATCGGCTTTCGCAACTGGGCTTTCAACGCGAACGCGCCCGTCCAAATCGGAAGCGTATTCGCAACGATAGAAGATTTCATAGTAGTCTCCTTCGCTTGGGTATTCGAATGTCAAGAACGGATCAACCACTTGCTCATCGGTTGGGCAATTCTGCGCGTGCTCGCCAAACTTTCTATAGGAAGCGTCTTGCCAACAACGCCAAAAAGTCAAATAAACGCGATTCCATTGGTTGGTTTGCTTGTTTCCTAAGTCAATGTACTTAGAACCCTTGATGAAATGTAAGCAATTCATTTGTAAGCGTATATTGTGGTTTGGAGAAGGATACTGCCCTTGGTCGCTCAAAGCGCTCGAATAAACGCTTTCCTCGAAGGTGAACGGTGAAACGTCAATTGGCATTTGCACGAAGCAATCTCCTCGGTAGCACTCTTCATCCCAAGATGGGTTCTCTTTGGGCCAAACGCCCAAAAATCCCACTTTGGTTTTCACTTCCAAGCGCTTTATGTATTTAATGGGCTTATCCATCGTCATGGCGAAGTCTTGCAATTCGGGAACGCCATAGGATTTTAGGCGAACACCAACGTAATTGTCATTGCCGTTGCTGAATGTGGGGAAAGTCCTAACAAGTTCCGCCCTTTGGTAATTCGACACCAAGCCGTTCACGTATTTGCTTTCGGAGAAGCCGGAAGTATATCCTGCAATGATCGGAGATGTAATCTTCTCTCCCCTCTCGTTCAAGTAGTCGATTTTCAATGTGTTGGTGGTTGAGCCGTCCGAGTTTTTCGTGGTGACGAACTCGGGAAGCGCGTCAATAGTGGATAGCACTTGCGATACCGCCTCGAACACGGTTTGGTTCGTGAAGGTGAACTCAGGGCTTTCCACACTCGTGAGCGTATCGTAATCCGCTCCGCTAGTCGGCAATTTGAAAAGAGGGTTCTTGTTCCCATGCAAATATTCGCATTGTTGCCGGTCGATGATTCTTTGGAGCGTATCATAGAGGAAAGTCCTTTTGTACGTAAAAACCAACTCCATGCTCAACATGGTTTTTTGGTATCCGTTATTCTTATATTCATCAACGTCAGTGAACAATCTATCGTAGAGTTTCGCGTAGAAGGTAGCAGGGGCGCTCGCAGTAGCGCCAAAAGCGCTAGGAACTTGCCCGACAACCTTGGTTTTCAAGTCAATGCAAATATAGCCATCTTCATAGGAATTGATTGTGTCAATCGTTGCTTGGTTCAAGGCGATTTCCATGTATTCGCCCTTCCAAGAGGTGGTGGTTAAATCATATGTGGCGATTTGCGCGCGGTTTTGGATTTTCCCATCATCATCTATTTGCGAAACATTCGTTGGAGTGTGGTAGATTTCAATGTATGGTTGAAGCCATGATGGAGACTTGAATGTTCTCTTCATGTTGACGATTTCTCCCGTCAAATTGGAATCAACTCCTCTTCCCGTGATATGCAAAGCGGAAAAGCGAAGCCTTAATACCGCTTTCTCCACTTTCTCGTTCTTCGAGCACGCGTAAGGCTCTTCCCAATATCGAGAACCCGTGCTTCTTGCTCGTGGGGTGATTGGCGAACCTTCATTGTACGCGTAATCGTTCGACAAGAATCCGTTCCACGTGTCAACGCTCGTTGTAGGCTTTCTCGCGGAGGTATAGTGCGCGATATTCAAGGTATTCGTGGTCGAGAAATAAACGCGCTCCGTTTTCTCCCTCGGCTTTGTGATTACCATGTTGGGGAGGATATGGTGCGACAATTCCCTTGTGGTTTGGATGAGAGAAAGCGCGTGTTTATAGGTCAAAGGAGTAAGCGAAAAGACGGAAACCAAGTCCGTTCCCGTGTAGAAGTATTTCGTAGTTCCCTTTTCGATGATTTTGCAAGGCGTGCGAGATGGATACGCTTCCTCCCTATCGTCCGCTAGGATGTTTAAGGAAGCGGTGTCCAATGTTTCGTCTTTCACGTCCTCTTGGACGGATAAAAGGTTGATTTTCTTCTCAACCCATTGCCCGTTTAGGTAAATGTAGAACCTCATGTCACACCCCCTTCGTCAAAGTGTTGATTTGCGTATCGCCCAAAAGGGTTCTTTGCTCGTCCTTCGCCATATTGCTGCGCTCCCACGCTTCTTGCGTTAGCAACGCGTTTATGGACGAAGAAATGGGGTGAATCACGTTCTTGATTCCCCTATCCAAGTTATCCCATTTCAATTTGGAGGAATAATCGCCAGTTTGAACCGACACATAATTGTTGATTGCCGTGGTTGTTTGCTCCGCGATTTGCAGGGTTTTGGCAAGTATTGCAACGCTGATGGAAGCCTTTACAAAAGCGCTCGTTCCATTTGAAAACAATTTTCCAACCGTATTCATTTGGCTCGAATACGGCACAAAGGAAGGAACGCGTTTTCCTCCTCCCTCGTTTGGTGGCGTTGGCTTCGTTCCCCCGTTTCCCTTGTCGGAATCTCCTCCATAGTCGGACGGGGCTTTCGGTGTGGTTTTCTTATTCTCTTGCTTTATGTTTTTTATGTAAATGTAGTAGGAACTATTGCTCGCCATTATTTACCACCGCCTTTTTAACCAAGTTGAATGTCGCGCTCAATGGGCTTCCCAAGGAAATGGGAACTCGAAAATCTACGATCGTTACTTCCATGAATAAATTCAATCCCGTTAAGGTAGTTCCGTTCCTCGATTTCACCTCTAGAGTAGCAGGAACGCTTGATAGTTTACCCGTTGAGTACATGGAAAGAAGGTAATTCCAAAAATCGTTGTCCTTGATAACGGCTTCAAACCCCGTTCCACGAGCGTTCGTCAAGGGCAAGGAAGAACTTTCGCTATCAGCCTTTCCACCGATTTCAAACCCTTGTTGGGAGGAAGTCGAAGCGGTGTACGTAAGGTTGATGTTATCCGTTTTCACTTCCTCGGACAAATCTTCCAAAGTTCCATCCGATTTCTTTCTAGTGATGGTTAAAACTTCTTTGAACGCGTTCCCGTAAACGTAGCCGTCTTTCGCGTTCGCGTTCTTCATCGTGGACACGTAGAGCGTGAAATTGAGGCTAATCCACGGCTCCATCGTGTTGACGGGCAACTTATATTGCTCGGAAATATAAGCGTTGAGTTGCTTCAATAGGGATTGCCCATATTGGTCTAAATCCAAATCGGTGATTTCCCCGAGTTCAAAGGCGGAAATATTGGTCACTCCACCTTGCTTGTAGGCGATTTTCCCATCGTCTCCGTAAACGGAGAATAAGGGGTTTTGCCCCACGAAGCACTTCACGAGATACTCTTGCATGGCAAGCATTTTATCTTTGAAGCGTACGGGAAAATAAATGGAGACTGGAAACGAATAATCCACTTGCTCCAAATCTTTGATGGGGTTGAACTCCCCAGTTCCGTTCTCCATGAAAACGGGAAAGAAGTTGGATTTCGTCTTGGGGTCATAAACGTGGTCTAGGTGATACCCTGCGGTCTTAACGGAAAACACCCCGTCAAAAGGACGGGTTGCTTCTTCTGGGATATTTGGCGAAGTGCCATTTAGGATGGAATCAAGTTCCTTAGCGATTTCCTTTACGGTCAACATTTGCGATTACCCCCATGATATTTCCTGCGAACGAAGTGACGATAGCGCCCAAACCAAAGCAACAAGCCTTAACCGCAGACGAATAAATACCCGTAAGTTTAAGAGACAAAATGAAGTCTTGCGTAGTTACGGGAACGCTAAAATCGGTTTGTGAACTAACGTAATCGCTTATCACATTCAAGTCAGCCTTTGAAAAAGCGGTGGCTACGAAAGCAAGGGCAACAATGCCCAAAACCATTGAGCAAACGTGCAAAATAATTGTAAAAGTTTTAAATAATTTTTTAGAGACCATGCCTGCTTCCTTTCGTTTTGTAAATTTTAGCCCCGTAGTTTCTCTCGAAATAATTCAAAGCGTATCCGATTACGGTGTTATCCCTCGAATCATCGTCCACGAAACCAACCCATTTTCTAGAACCAGGGTGGAACTTTCCATTGAACTTTCCACCAATGCCAAATTCTGGCCCTTTGTTGAATGAGTTCGGAATATCGTGTGGGGTAGTTCCGGTGTTCAAATAGTATGCGTATGGCGCTATGAAGTCCGAAATGGTCAAGCAATACAAGTTGTTGTTCAAAAAAATGCCATAAGTGGCATTGTTCGCCAAATTTCCCGAAGCAAAAGGCATACAACCGCCTTTGAAAAACGGTCTTTTCACGTGCATTGTTATGTTTCGGCAATCCCTTTTGAAGTTGTAGCTCATTTCAACGTGATTCCCTTCGGGCATTTAGCCATCAATTTGTCGGAATCCATGATTCCTGCGTTCACGAAGCGCCCTTGCTCGAAATACACGCCAACGCTCGTCACGCTCCATAATTTCCCAAGGAACTCGATTCTATCGCCATCGGAAATATCTTCTGGCATATTGCTCGAAAAGATGTAGGTATCATCAGAACCGTTTACGATTCCCCTTGAGAACGTGTAGGAATTTTTCTCCAAGGGCTTCGCAGGGCGACCACGAAAAGTAGCGGAGGGAACGTCCTCGTATTCGTAAGAGGAGTTTTTAATCCTCTTGTATAGTTTCAAAATGTAAGTTTCACCCCTTGAGACCATGAATTATTGCCCTTATGTTCCACGGATAATAAAACGAAGTAAAGATATTGAAATGGAAGTACATTGATGAATTGTCCAAAATCATTTCTGCGCTAGGACACAAAATATTGATTCGAATCGCGTTCCTATCGATCACTTGCCCATTTGCCATGTTGATGGGGGAAGTAACTCCCAAATCGTTGTACCCATTTTGGATGTCCGCTTCCATTTGCTCCGTCAAAACGTCTTTGATGAATTTTCTACCAGAATCGGTTTCGTTAATCAAATACAATGCCATTTGGACGTTGTTCGAGTTGAGTTTGTCTCGAATAGCGTTGTAAACAACCCTTGAGTTCTTCACTCTCCGCTTGTCTAGCGTTCCATCGTCTCTATAAGCAATATCAAAATGTTGCTTGCAATAAGCACGCGTTAGAACGAATTGCTCTCCGTTCCATTCCAGTTCTTCATCGGTTTTTGGCTCTAAATATTTCATGGGAACATAATAGCACGAAAAAACCCCTATTTGCATAGGGGCTTTCTCAAAGGGGATTAACCTTAAGCGGTGGCTTTGACGGAGGTCAAGGCAACCGAGCCATCATCGGAGATTACCAAGACGTTGATGAATTTGCCAGCAGTGATGGCGGAAGCGGTGGTCGCTCCTCCATTCAAGGAGGTCAAATCATCGTTGGTGTTGTTGGCAACACAAGCCTTGTAGAACTCTTCAACGGTATCAACCGCGGTGTCGGTTTGGACGTAGTGACCGAGCATGACGTGGTTGGAATTCGCATCATCAATGGCGGTGGCGGTAACCTTGATTCCGTTGGCCTTGGAAGCGGTGACCGCTCCGAAGGTCGGGAATAGACGGCTTCCAGCGCCCTTCAATTTGAAGGAAATGCCGTTGAATTCGCCATTCTTCTTTTCGAAGATGGTTTTGAGTTCGGCAAGGAAGCCAACTTTGTCCGCATTTCCGCGATACATAATGGCGTTTCCGAGAGGATACCAAGACTTAACACCGAATTTGGTGAACGGTTGAAGGATGAATCCCTGACCTGCGATAGCGTCAACGATTTTGGTGCTTTCAATCATGGAAACACCGCGAGCGGTGGCATAGTCGGAGGCAATGTAGCCCACGAAAGAGCCTTTCTTGAGTTCGGTAGACGGCATACCCAAGAACTCGGAGGCGTGGCGGAGAGATTCGTTGGAGATACCATGGCACGGAACTCCATCGATGTCACCCCAATATCCGTTTTCAGAGGTGGTGTCGCGAGCGCCTTCTGCGAGGGAACGTCCCTTCAAGATGGCTTGCGCGTAGTTAGAACCGCCAATGGAGAGGATACCGGCTGCTTTCAAGATGGGACGGAAGCCCATTTTGAAGACCGCGATACGACCATTTTCGGGGAAAATGTCGATTCCATGCGCATCATCGCCTTCGTCTAATAGGGAGTTTAGCTCAATGAAGCGTTGGGCAACATTTTTTGCCTTGATATCGTCTTCGGAAATGTTGATTGCGTTGTAGCCAGTTCCTTTAGCCTCGCCTTCCCAAGCACTCAAGAGGTGAGCGCCTGCGGTAGCGCCATTGATAACGGTGTTCAAATAGCGACCGTGGACATCGACTTCCTTGGCGAGCATATCCACCTTGATGGTGTCTTGACGCGCTCTCGGAACGAAGATTGGGTCGTCCAAAACTTGGAGGATGTCGATTCCGACAGTTTCGGTTTGGACGAAATGCTGGTCTTGGGAGAAAGAACCGCCATTTTTGGTAGCGCCCATTTCACGGGGCTTCATTTTGATGGGGACAATGCGGTTGACGAAGATTTGCGCGTTGGTATTCGCTTCCTCTTCGGTCACGTATTTGTCATTGACACCGCGACCGGCGGTCTCAATCAAGCCTTGGAACATATTTTCCAAAAGGGCTTGGGAAATTTTCGCTTCGGCACGAACGCGGTTAATGGAAGGCGCGTTATCGGGAGCGAGAATCTGTTGGATTACTTCGATAGCCATAATTTTATCCTACTTTCGTTTATCTCCTTCCGCGATTTAGTTTGTCAAGGGTTCTCGCAATTCCCTCATTCGTACCGACTGATGGCGCGGAAGATCCACTCAAGCCAATGTCTTGGCCCTCATCGGTTTTGTCGCGGAGCACATTCGCGTCTCTCAACGCGGTGCGCAACGCTTCGTTTTCTTTCGCCATTCCGTCCAACGCTTTTGATAGCGATTCGATTTTGGTCATGACGGCCTCCATCGACACCGCGTTGTCTGGAGTTCCAGCCTCAAACGTTGCTTCGGGGGTGACGGGTGTCGGAGCGCCCCCTTCTTCGGGGGTCTTGCCTTCGGCCACGGGTGCTTCCGTTGCGGTTGTGGTTGGGGCGTTTTCGGTCGGCTCGGCTTCTTTTCCTTTCGCGCCTTCGGCTACTTCCGCTTGTGCGTTTTCATCCATTGGCTGGGCTTTTTCGGCTTTGCCTTCCATCGGGGCTTCGTCTTCATCGGGGGCGAAGAACGTTGCGAGTTCGTCTTCTGAAATGCCACCCTTCTCGATGAGTTTCCCGATTTTGCTTAGAAATTTTTCCTTGTTGTTCATGGAACAGCCTTTCTAACAAATGATTTTCGGCAGTCGCGCTTGGCGAGACCACCTATTGCCACGTGTATTATACACATTTTTAGACAATGCAACAAAAAAACCCGTTCCTCTGGAGTAGAACGGGCTTTTCGCTCCTCATCGGGTTGCAAATCCGAATTGGGGCTTCCCACCAACGCGCCATGCGGAGGAAACAAAACAAAACTCAACATCGCGTTCAATGGGGTTTGTTGGCTTCGGTCATGAGTATTGCGCCTTTTTATGAATGACATACAAGTTTAAGAAAGGAGGTGGCGCTCCCGAAGTCAACGCTCATTAAGAGATTTTAGAACCACGTAGGTTGACTAGGCCTACAAGGAAATAATATATCCTTTAAGGATATATTGCAACGCTTTATTGCTCGTCTTTCGCGGAAGCCCCGTATTTATTGACGGCTTCCTTGAAACCAACGGAGTTGTCCTTCGGCATTGGCTCGGCAAGTTGACGTTCTTGGACGCGCTCCAACGGGCCAACGATTTGGATGGTTTGCCCATTGTATTCCACGGTCACAACCGCTTTCTTTGTCTCCGAAACCTCGGTAGGTTGGGCTTTGTTGCCACTACCGAATTTCCCCGTGGAGGGGTCATAGGATTGGAGTTTTCCTTTTCCACCGACTTTAACTGGCATAATTTCACACCTCTATTCTGTAGGAGTGCCATTGGTAGCCGTGCTTTTTGGCGAACGCTTTGTATCGCTTCGTGGCTTCCTTGGCTTTGTTGGCATAGGTTTCCGCCAACTTCCTATCGATGTCATTATACAACTTTGCCATGCGCTTCAAATAGCGGATTTGCCGTTCCATCTCGCGCAACTTGGCTTCGATTTTGCGTTCCCTCTCCATTTCCTCGTCCGTGTAGGTCTTCGGTGGCTTAGATCCTTTGGTGTATGGAATCAAATGGTGACGGCAATTGAAGCCGTTTATGATGTTGTTATGGTATCCGTATTTATCGGTTTGATCCATGATGGAAGGAAGAGAATACACCTCGTTGCCATCGACTTTCCTCCCCATCTTGAATGACGGCTCTTTCGAGTGATTGCGGATGTCCACCAACTTCCCTTGCCACGGGGCGCAACGCTTCGAGCAATTCACGTGTGAGGAGAGCCAGCAAAGCGTGTATCCGTGATTCAATAGCGCGTCCAACTTCTTTTGTTGCTCTTCCGCCCTCAAATCGATTTCGGATTTAGCGAAAATGGAGATTTGGCGCTTCCCATCCTCTTTGTGTGTTGGGTCTTTCATCGCCTCTTCTTTGATTTTCTCGCGCAATTTCTTCGCGTAGGCCTTGCAATTCGGGTTTTGAACCAACTTTCGGTGCTTGGAAGCCTCCAAAACGTTGTGGAACTCGGTCTTGTTGATGTTGTCGATGAACTCCTTGGGGTTTGAAATGCCGTGCATCGCTTCCTTTTCGTTCTCTTTGAGTTTCTTGAAGTCCTTTTTGAGTTCTTTCACCTGTTCCAAGGCTTCGAAACCACCGCTACGAAGCCCCAAAACGAATCCTTTGCCATCTTCGTAGGACAATCCAAGCCATTTTTCGGGGTTCGAAAGCAACGCGTTCATCTTTCGTGCGAAGAAAAAGCGCGATTTTAGGTATAGCAAGCAAAAAAGAGCCAAGAGCAAAATCTCGGTTCTTTTTTTAGAAGCCATTTCTAGGGTTTCAGTTGAATATTTCGGGCTTTCCTTGCTTTTGCGTAGGGAAGGTGCTTCCGCGTAGATTGTTTCCGCCATTGTCGTCCTCGTTGTCATTGAAAATCGAATCCAGATTCGGGCCATCTTCTAGTTGGTTTCCTTGATCGGCTTCCTTTTGCATGGCGCTTTCGTCCATGATTCCGCCAAATTCTGCTTGGCGCTTCATCGCCTTGTCGATTTTCGCTCTCAAGGAAACCTCGTCCAAGTCGGGGTTCACCTCGCGGACGGCTTCCTCCAAGTCAATCAAGCCCATCTCGTATTCTTTTTCGACACGGGCTAGCAAGCGGTCTTTGTTCACCAAGGACGGATTGCCGAATGTGAGAACCGCATTGGCTTCCACTCCCAAGAAATTGAGGGTGGTGTCGAGCAAGCGGTTGAACGGCTCAATGAAGTAGGAGCGCTCTTGCTGTATGAACGCGATGGACATATCGTCCTCGGAATCGATTTGCGTGGCGGTTTGCTGGGCTTCCCCTTGCGACAAGTAAGAGGAAAGGGCTTTCGGGGTAGTTCCCCATTTGGTTGCGATTGCTTTGAGGGAATCGTCAATCATCTTCTGCCATTCCGTGGTTCGCAATTCGAATTGCTTCACGATGGCTTGTTGGGATTCCGCGTCCATTCCTTTCATGAGTTCAACGGGGGAATCCGGCAATCCTCCATAAACATTGGGTCGAACCATTGGGTTAGCGCCAACCAAGTCTCCAATGCTCATGGATTTCGGCAAATATAGAGTTCCTTTACCAAGATAAGCGTCTCGTAGGCGGTATGCGTTCGCGATTTCATAGTTGATGAGGTCGCTTTGCACATCGATGATTTTCGATTTCCCGAAGCATTGGGCTGTAGGAACGGAAATATCGATTTCACCGTCACGGCATACCTCTACGCCAAGGTTCAAGAACGGAAGAGGTCTAGGCTCGTCCAAGCGAATTGCCCCGTAATCGTTTCGGATTGCGTTCCGCAAGAATTTCGGCATTTCTGCCCATGGTACGCTAGCGCTTAAATCGGCATTGATCGGCCCGTCCGTTTTGTTCAGCGTTTGTCCCGATGAGCGGAACACTTTGTACGCAACCATCGGGATTTTCTCCCCGACTTTGCGTACAACCCGGAGAGTTCCATCGGGCAATTCCTCGATTTTCCCTTCTTTCTCGGTCTCATAGAAGCGCTTTTCGATGAGGTAATAGGAAGTACGTTGCCCGTCTCCCGTAGCCCTCGTGTCCGCGTAGTTGCGGATGAAGAATGAAGCCTCTTGCACGCAACCGCGGAAATCGGTAGTGAAATAGCAATTGTCCAAGCGGACGGCTTCCCACCAAGGCTTTCCATAGGCGGTGGAGTTCAATTTGATGAGGGAAGTGCCGGTTGTCATGGCGAAGGCGACCGCCCCGTACATGGCTTTTCTGAACTCCCCTTCTTTGGAGATTTTGTCGCAAATCGCCACCGCGCTGTCTCCAACGTGGCACGGGTTCGTTCCCTTGTTCTTGAAGATGGGCTTCTCCCCGACCACTTGCTTCGCCATCCCTGATATGAGGGAAGTGGCGATTCTGGTCGAAACGATTCCCGAACCGTCTCCATGAAGCGCCGGCACGTATCCGTCCACCCATTGGCAACACGGAAGGACGTACTTTTGCGCGTAATCCTTCAAGTGGGACGGAACGAGCGCGCAAAAAAGATTCGATTGATTGTTGTACGAATAGGTGTTGTTAATCGCGAGTTGAAGGGAATTTTGGAACGTTCCCCATCCGCTTTTTTCTTCTTCCATGCTTCGCTCCTAGATAATTTCACGCCCATTATAAGGCAAAGGAATCGAAATGCGTTACGCTTTTCTCTTTTTCGTGAGCTCTTTGGCTTGCTTTTGGATTTCCTCGCAAAGTTCGTCCAACTCGCCAACAACGTCCTTCGTGCCCATTTTCTTTAGCACGAGCATTAGGAGGCGCTGGATGTCCACGAGGGATTGGTTCACGCTATTGAGCATGGAGCTTTCGGCCACCGTGAATTTGTACATGAGTTGGCGGTAGGATTTTTCCGACAATCCCCTCACATCGATTTCGCGAGGTGAAAGTTGCACGTCCTCGTCTTTGAGTTCGATTGGCATTGCCATCTTCGCCATGAAAGCCTTGATTTTGGCTTCCTCTGCCTCATCGATTGTGGTGGTTTCTTTCTTCACCGCGTCCGCGAACTTCTCGTAGTCCGCCTCTGCTTCGGCTTTCGCTTTCTTCAATTCTTTTTCGTCCATGTGAATCATTTTCCTTTCCGCCCATTCGGGCTATCACTTGACGGTTTTCGCATTTCTAGTGAAATCGTATATCTTCTCGCTTGATGTTCGGATGTTGAACCATTGCATATTCTCGATTCGCCCGTACCACGCATTCACCGCGTAGGTGAAGGCATCGCAATCATCGTTGGGGAGCGCTGGGTCATAGCCAGTCCCAGAATCGTTCCAAAGCAAGTTTTGGAGCTGATGGTGCAACGGGTTCACCGCGTTCACCCAAGTTTGTCGCACGTAATCGTAGTATCCCCCATAGTCGATGATGTTCACCATATCGTTGGATAGGGCGCTTTGCACCACCGCGACCATTTGGGGGATTCTGTTCTTTTTGATCGGCTTCACCAAGGCTCGCGGAGAGAAGAAGTAGTTGCACGCTTGGCGCAAGTCCGCGGAAGCCTCGTCAATCACCATGAGGATAGGTATTTGCCTAATATAAGGGGTCTCGTACAATTCCTTGCGAGTGCCCAATGCCCACGCCTTGCACAACTCATCGAACCATTTCTGCAAAAAGTTATCCGCCAATTTCTGCGAGCCGAACACCCCGTCAACCGTGGGATCGTGGTGGAATATCGGCCCAACGAAGGATTGCCCGTTGCTCATGATTATCAAGGGCACGAAGGAGGTGCAGTCCCTCGTGACCGCGCCATCGCCCCCAATCACGCACCCAACGGGGTAAACGCCCTTGATTTCCATAAAGTGGCGCACCTGATCGAGCGTGTATTTGTGGCGGTTCTCGTTGTACATGATGTAAACGCTTCCCAAAGAGGCGGACGGGTGGCCCATGTAGAACCACTCGTAGTACTCTCGGTTCGTGTATTTGCACTTGAGGATTTCCTTGATGTCGTAATCGTTCAAGAAGGGGGTGATGTCCTCCCAAGTGAGTTCGAGTTCGAGCCAATCGCGGTCTTTCGCCTTCTCCTCCGCCAATTGGTTGAACCAATGCGCCTTTTGGGGAGGCGGATTTCCTAGAATTAGCACTTTCGCGTCCTTCCCGAAGTTTCTCCGCAATGAAGCGAGCGTTTGGTCGAAGTGAAGCCTAGAGGGCAATTCTTGGGTTTCCTCCATGACAACCACTTTGATTGGGTGGTCGGGCTTGAAGCCCTTCGTGCGGTCGAGGTTCGAGCCTCCGATACCCATGAAATATATTTTGTTCAGATTTCCTCTATCAAACCGCAAAGGGGAATGGCGTTCGGAGAACTCGTTCCCCAATCCGTTTGGAAGCGATTCGAGCGCGTCTTTGTATTCCGCGAAGCACGAATCCGCCATAGACCCGTAAGAGGCACGGCAATAGATTTGGTCGGTGTTCGGGTATTGGAAGGCGAATAGGGTCGAGAGGATTACCGCGGTTTTGGTCTTGCCTCCTCCGCGTCCTCCCCTGATGAGGTTGTAGGTCTTGCTAGAAGAGAGCAATGCCTTCACCTTGGATGGCAATTTTATCGTTTGGGGCATATTCACTTCTCCATGACCTTGCCATCGATTTCATCGAGGGTCTCTCGTTCAAGTTTCAGCATTCTCTCGGAATCGGATTCCGGGTTTATCAACTCGATTTTGATGGATGGCGCGTCCGCCACCTCGGGTCGAATGGGCGGAAGTTCCCTCTTCGCGTACATCTCGGGCATACGTCTCTCAAGAAGCCAAGCGGCCGCCTTCCAATCGCCCATCTCCGCGGATTTGAGTATCACACCGACTTGGTTGCGCTCGAACTCCATGAGAGACCCCTTGGCCTCGCAATAGAACTCCGCCATCGCCATTTCCCTCTCATTCCGTTGCTTATATGGCATGAGCAGACAACGATACCCCTCTTTGAGCGCCCTATCGTACTCGGGTTTGGAGATTCCGAGTGCCTCGCACGTCACTTTGGGGTCGCGACCCTCTCGGAGGCCGTCCATGAGTTGTGTTCTTTTCTCATCGTCCAGCCAAAACTCGGTGTCTTCCAATCGTCTTTGGATTTCGTGTTTCTTCGGTTCAATCGCTTTCGGCATATAAGCCATTATACCCCAAGAGCTATGATAGTGGAAGAGAGAAGCCGTGGAAGCCCGTTCCGCGCACGAATCACGCACACATGAGCACGATATTGCTCATCTTTGATTGTTCATGGAAGAGATGGATGGGCGATGAGAGAATGGCTTCATCGCGTAGCGCGCCTCCCTATAAACATCCGTAAATCGAAATTGGATTCGCACCCGATTTACCGATATTCCGCTATTGTTCATATAAAAGAATATTTTTTATAGAACAATCTCGCGCACCCCCGTAGCGATATTTCATTTATTGAACAATCTATAACGCGTATGCGCACGTATGCTCGCACGGGGTTAGGCGGAGTTTAATAGGGAATGGGAATTACTTTAGGAAATGCCAACATCGCACGCGCACGGGCGATTTGGGATTTACGAAGTAAAGCCCATGAAAGTAATGCCACCATGGAAAAAGGGGGAAAAAATTCGAAGGGGTTGGGTAGCCCCGAAAAAAAGGAGAAAAAATGCGAGGGGGGAATCCCGACATACCCCCGAATTTTTGAGGGGGTGTGTAGGGGGGGCTATAAGGGGGGTTATTTTCTTTTTATTCTCCTAAGATAGATTGACAAGGAAGATTGCTTTTCTTTTAGGGTGGAAAGAAGGGACGGGGGGATAGAAGAAAAGGGGGAAAGAAACCGCCAGGGATAGGGGAAGAAGAAAAGAGGGGAAAGAACCAAAAGGGAAAAGGAAGGTTTCAAGCTGCTAGAGAGAACAATAAAAAAGAATAGGGGAAAAGTTTTCATTTGATCCATGGGATACCGGTTTTAAGTGTCAAGCAAAAGCACTTAACACTAGGGGAAAAATAGGGGGAAAAATAAATCGGGAAAAAAATATCGTTTTGTGCATTGTGCACAATTAGGGTGTTAAGCAAAAATGCTTTACACCCCCACGCGTGATAGTTTCACGTGAAACCTATTTCATGTCTTCCCATTCAATGCCCATTTATCATAAATACTTGAAATGCCTCTAAAACCCATTTAAAGCCACTTTAAGGCGTTTTCCTATCTTCCATCGATAAATTACACGTCCAACGAAATAAATAGCCTTAAAAAGCCTTTTATTTGATTCTGGCGTTTTATCCAATCAAGAGAAATAAAAAAAGGGGATTCACTCCCCCGGTTGATCCGCGCAATGGCTTTTTCTATTTTTCGATTTTCCTCAATTTCTCCCACATCCTCGAATATCTATAAAACTCGTTGTACTCATTGAAATAAATCGTGTTTTTTTCCGCTTTCCTCAGAAACAAGTAATAGCTTCTTTCGTATCCCTTGTTTATTTCCTGAAACTTGTACTGCTTCCCGGCGTTGGCCTTTTTGATGATTCTTTCATCGTCCGTTTTCAAGAACTCGATTCTGGTTGCATAGTCCTTTTTTCCGTAGTGGGTAACCGCCACGCGTGCGGTTGTGGTTCTTATTAAATATTTCATTCTCATTTTTTGTTTCTCCCTTTTAAGCCCCTTTTCCGGGAGGGGCTGGAACCCGTCTTTTAAGCGTTTCAATCGGTCTATTTATTTCCCCCGTAGTCTTTTAGGATTTGCCCCTTTTTGTGAGGGTGGGGGCTAACCCTGTTTTTTGCTATTAGGCTCTTACTTCGTAAGTTTCTTTTATCTGCTCTTTGTTTTCGGCTTTGTAACCGTTTTGTCTCAAGAACTCTTTAACGTGCCGCAGAGTGGTAGGGGAATAATCCCATTTGTCGCTCAAATAGACGTGTTCGGGGTCGCAGATGATGCAAACCGGCGTTTTATAAGAAGTGAGAAGAAGCCCGTTTTTCGTGTATGTCACTTGCGCCTTCCCATAGAAAGAGCGGGCGCGGTCGTGGATGGGGACGAGATCATAGCTTACAATCTCGTTTTCGTCAAATAGTCTTTTTTTCATTGGATTTTGTCCTCCTGCCTTTCGGCACAACTATATTAGCCCTTGGGGCAAGTGTAAGTCAACAAGAAAAAGAAAAAATTTTGAAACTTTTTTTGATCTTCTTTTTCCATTGACACTTTTCTTTTAGGCGAGATCCCCCCTCTGCCGCGCACCCATTTTTTTTGGGGGGGTCTTTCTCGCGATCTCCCCGAACCCCCTTACGCACGCATAATGCGCCCATTCGCGTAATGCGCACCATGCCCATGCGCATAATGCGACCACATAGCGCCCGTATGCACGAAAAAAAGCCGTCAAATCCAACGGGTTCAACGGCAACGGCAACGGCAACGGCAACGGTGACGGCCAACCGCAACGGTAACGGCTATATTCAACGG